GCTGACTATGATATGTTAGCTATTAAAATTGGGCAGATATTTGATGAAGAAATAGGTAGCTTAAACTTATTTCGTTCTAAGACTCTTAAAGAATTCCACAGAGATGGAAGTAAGATACTGAAGTCTATGGAAGACCAAGGCATGTTACGTACTACTGTTATAAGGGATATTGGAACTTCTTCACCTATCGATTTAATGACAGGCAGACCTGTAAGCAACACTGCACTTCGTGGAGTTAACGTTACTCGACAAATTAGCATTGTAAACGGACCTATGAGACAATTACAGATTGCCTCTGAGAAAGCCCGTACAGCAAGACGCTTTGGTTATAACGAAAGTAAAAACAAAGTTTATGCTAGAGCCGGTTCAAAAGAGTTCTATGATGCTCGTGGTAGAAAAACTAAAATGCCAGTTGTATCTGAAAAAGTTTATAGAGATTATGACCCTAATCAGATTGACAGGGACATGGCCAAAATGCTTAATCAAGCTAACTCTGTTAAGTATGAGGTTGACCCTGAGTTCTTTGACTTTACTGAACGCCTTATTTATTTTAAAGATAAAAGAGGTGAAGCTAAAAAGTGGGACGAGATTAACGAAATGAAGAAGCTTTTTATTGGACGTGGTAATGATGGTCGTGGCGTTATGGCTACAGCTAAATACTACAGACAAAAAGGACAATCATTCTCTGTCGATGCTTCAGTGGACTTCCGTGGACGTGTTTATCATCGTGGCTTGCTTACACCGACTAAAGGTGAAGCTGTTAGACCCTTTTTAAATACTGCTAAAGAGGTTGCTATTAACGCTGATGCGGTAGAAGAACTACAAGTTCAGATAGGCGCTCTTATAGGTAATCCCTTAAACACCTTAACTAACACAGGTAGAATAAAAGCTTTTAAAGACCAAGAAAAGAACTTACTTGAAATTGGCGAGGCCATGATGTCTCCAACACAGCCAGACAGACGTATCAAAGAATTCTTATCTAACCCTCTTGTAGCGGTTACTGAAGATAAGGAAGTTGGTAAGTTAGCTAGACTAGCTCTTGAGTATACTCGTATACACAGGCATATGAATGGTGAAATGGTCACTGATAAAGCCTTGTGGACTAACGCACAAAGACAAAGACTAGCACAATACAAAACAAAGATGATGATAGAAAACGATGCTTCCTCTAGTGGAGCGCAAATTATATCTTTATCTACAGGTGACAGAGCTTCTGCCGAGTTATCTAATGTATTACAGACATCAAAGAAACAAAGACTCTATGATGAGATTGCTAAACGTACTGTTGATGATGCTGAATTCCTAGCTATACCTGAATTAGCTGAGATGGATTTAGATTGGACTGACTTAATGAAAGCGGCAAAGAATCAGAACATGGTTGCCTTCTATGGTGCCGGTGATGCTACTAAGTCTGCCAACGTTGCTAATCAGTTTGCTAAAGTACTTGCTCAGAAAGGCAAGATAGCTATATCTACTAAAGAGGTTGACAAGTTTAAGAAAGCTATAGACGCTAAAATAAGCTTTGAAATGGATAGAAAGAATTGGTCTCGAATCGATGAATTACGAGATATCAAGAAACAAGTGGTATTATCTTCTAAGGAAGGTACTTCCATCACTGACTCACTATATGAAACTGCTCGTGCAGAGTTCAGAGACGGTGTAAAGAATTCCGAGGACATGCACATGTTCTTAGCTAAACTTAAAGATGAAACAGGTGACTTAATTGGTACTCGTTTATTCGACAAGATATCTAAGATTATGAGTGCTAAACTCGAACAAGAGGTTCCCGTTACTGGTAAATTTATCAAGTTCTGGAAAGACGTTGCTAAAGACTATGTTAGCGAGTCCGGGTCAGTTGACATCCCTTGGGTGACATTTGACGGTAAGAAAATGATGCAAAGATACCGAGTAAAAGAACAAACAAGAATAGACTTTAAAGACCCTGTTACCGGGGAAAAAGTTTTTAATATTTACGAATCACCATCAAAAGACGGTAAACTAATGTCGCAAGCCAGTATACAGGATGCGTCAATAGGTCTTGGTGTTAATGGCAATCACAGCAATGATGCTTCGATTGTTAGACAATTTCACCTTTGGGGGTTGGAAAATAAAGTAGACACTGGAACAATCCACGATGCTTTCTTCACAAACCTAGGTCAAGCGGTTCCCGCTAAATCAGCCCTAAGACAAATCTATGCAGATTCGTTAAAACAAGGGACGATTAAACAGACTCTTTCAGAAATGAGAAAGTCAGGTATGTCAAGGGCGACATATAATAAATACTTAAGAAGAGCTAAAGAAGACGGATTAATAGACCCTGATAATAAAATTACTCCGAAAGAATTACTCGAACCCATACGAAAAGGAAACGATTGGTATGGTATCGGTCCATAGATATTTGTAATAGCTATATGACTACAAACAAACGTGTCTGTGACACAAATAAATAAATCAACCCAAGCTGTGCTTGAAAGGAAATAAAATGAGCGATGATAATCAAATCGAAGAAAACGTAACACAAGTGGAAGAACCAGTTGTTGAAGAAGTAATTAATGAAGAACCAGCTACACCAGAAGTCCCTAAAGATGACATCGAGTCAATCGTTGAAGAGCGATTAGCAAAGATGAAAGCTAATATGGACCGCATGGCTAGTGAGCGTGATGAAGCCTTAAAGCTTAAAGTCGAGTTAGAGTCTAAACAAAAAGAAGACACTATTGCCCGAATGAAAGAAGAAGGTAAATTACAAGAAGCTCTTGAAATGGAACTTGCCGAGGCTCGTGCTAAGTTAGATGTTTATGCAAAAGAAACAACTCAACTCAAGCGTGACGGTGTCTTAAATGATGCCCTATCCGGCATGGAATTCCGCAACGATAAGTCTCGCGACATGGCTCGCAGAGAGATTGTTGACCAATTGGTTCAAAATGAAGAGGGGCAATGGCTCCACTCAACAGGTTCAAACATTCGTGACTACGTAGAAGCTTATTCTAAGTCCGAAGATAACTCATTCTTGTTCCGTGTTAAATCTAACACAGGTGCAGGTACAGGCAATCCAGCTGGAGCGCCTTCAACCGATGTTTCAAAGTCTATCGGAGAAATGTCAACTCAAGAAATTCTAGCTCTTGCCCAAAAAGGTAAACTAGGTAAATTTAATATCTAAAACTAAACGCTATTATTAGCACATAAGGAAAAATAAAATGGCTATTACAAACACAGATTTTCAGAACATTGCGCTAGCAATCTCTGCTTATTCAGACGAAGCTTACACAACAGCTAAGAAATTAAACGGAACAGGCATCGTAGCCGCTGACCAACGTATAGACGCTTCAGGCGAATCTTTCGTAGGACAATTCCGTTGGTACAAACCACTAGATTCAAACGTGAATGTTGCTTCTTTGTCTTCAGCGACAGACGGAACATACACATCAGTAACAACAGACGTTGCTAACTTCGTGAAAACTGTTCGTACATTCGGTGCAGAGCAAGTTAACATGCAAGAAGTAGTATCAAAGCAAGACGGTCTAGCGAAAATCGCTCGTGACTTTGCTGAAGTACGTGCACAAGACGAGCATGACGCATTATTGTCAGTTCTTAAAGGTGTAACATCTTCTGAAGTTGCTTTAGGCGACGCTGGTGGAACTGGTAACGGTGGAATCATCGATTTCGATACAGACGCAGACGCGGCTAACACTGGCTTCTTCTGTGACGTTAACGCGGCAGGTCTACACGGCGCGGCGGCAACTGGTTCTTCAGATGCACGTAAACTATTCGACGCAACTGCAATGGGTGCGGCTCGTGGTGAACGTTTATTCCGTTCAATCGGTGCAGGCTTCAAAGACCATGAACCAGATTTCATGTACATGGTTACTTCACCAGAAGTAATGGCTGAAATGCGTGCGGCTAACTTGGTAGATGAAGACCGTGTAACTGATGGAAACCTTGAGTTCTCAACAGTATTCGGTGGAAAATTCCGTCTAGTTATGACTCGTGCAAACCAAATGATTTCAGGTGCGGCTTCAGGCGACTTGAACGCAGTATCTACAAAATGTACATACATCATCAAACCGGGTTCTGTTGCGGCAACTGCTATCAACATGCCAACTCCAGTAGAAGTAGACCGTGCAGCGGCATCTTACTTAGGTGGTGGTTCAACAAACGTATGGTATCGTTGGGGTTACATCAACCATCCAATGGGTTACGACTGGGCTGGTGCAACTAACGCATTCGCAACTAACGCAACTATGGGTGCTTCAGCTTCTTACGCACGTAAGATGGACAGCTTAAACTTAGGCATCTTACCTATCTTCCACGCATAAATAAAAGGAGGAACTAATGGCTCTAGTTCTTAATACGAACAGCTATGTAGAAATTGCAGATGCTGATGACTACTTGGAAACTCGTATTGATAGTGCTAACTGGTTTAACGCTACAGACGAGATTCGAGAACAGGCTTTGGTTACAGCAACACAGATTGTTGACGACCATGCTTGGATTGGTTCTGCTGTTAGTTCCTCACAAGCTTTGGCTTGGCCTCGGAAAAACGCTACGTACATCGACAATCGTTTAGGGTTGTCGGTGACGTTCACTAATACCGAGATACCAAGTCGTGTTAAAGTGGCTGTCTACGAGCAAGCATTACACTTAATTGATAACGAAGATTTACTAATGGGTACTACTCAAACTTTTGAGAGTATTTCTGTTGGGTCAATCTCTATATCAGATAGCAATAATGACGTTACTAGAACTCCAATTAAGTCAACACAAGCAAACAAGTCTATTAAACCTTTAGTTGTTAAAGGGTCAATAGGTCAGGGAGCTAGTTGGTGGAGGTCTAACTAATGTCACTTAAGGCTAAAGTTAATTCGGCAGTAGATAAGGCTTTTGCGGCTATCGGAGACTTAGCGGTCTCTGGAACTTTATCCAATAAAAACGCAACTAGTTATGACTTTGCCACAGGGCAAGCAGTAGCTACTACAACTAGTAAAACAGTTAAAGTGTTTCTACAATCAACGAATAAACCTTCTGATGGCTCGTTTAATACAACAGCTCTTATGAAGTCTAATGTCAATGTTGATGGTTATGACACAATAACTATTGGTACTACAGTCTACAATATAACCGACTTTACAGACGATGGCTTTGTAATTACAATGCAATTGTTAAGGGAGAAGGCATAATGTATGACTTAATACTAAGAGATGTTGAAACAGTATTCGGCTCTGCCGCTTGGACAACAAACAGCATTAAAACTTACCCTACAAATTATCAGGGTTCTAAAAGTTCTAGTACTGAGTATGTCCTATTGAATGTACTACCATCATCAAGTAGAAACTATGCGTATGGAGTTAGTAAAGAGATTACAGGTCTCGTAGCAGTAAAAATATTTGTTAAAGCCGGTGACGGTCAGGGAAGACTAATGGCTATTGCCAACTTACTTGACACTATCCTCGACAATAAAACACTATCTAACGGTACAAAGCTAGGAACATCATATTTAACAGTGGAGGGTTTAGACCCTGCAAATAAGTCGCTTTATAGCGCATCTTACATAATCCCATTTACACATTACGGAGAATAACAAATGGCACATATTTCAAGCCTAGGTGCGGGTATCTTTACATACCTTGACATCTTCAAAGGCACAATTCCAGCCAATACAGATACAGTTGCAGAATGCGCGGCTCTATTTGTTGGTGGAACACCGGGTACTGCAGACGCAGACCATGTTCGCATGCCTTCAGTACGCGAATTCCCATCAATCGGTACACCTGCAAACATCGTAAACGTTCCAGTTTATGGTCAGAAGACATCTTCACAGGTTCAAGGTCAAGCAGATGCTCCTACTTTAGAAGTAACTGTAAACTACGTACCTTCAGAAATGTCAGCGCTTCACGACCTAATCGGTACTAACGCTGTATTCCGTTTCATGATGGCGGCTCAAGCTGTTACGGAAAACGAAGGCGCAGATACAACTTTAGCAGTAGACAATACAGAGTTCTATTTCTTAGGTAAAATCGAAGCTATCTTGGTTAACCCTGCATTAACAGACGCAAACACTGCAACTGTTACTTTGTCAGCACAATCAGATTTCTTTGGTCCTGCTACACTAGCGGCGGCTTAATGAATAACGGGGTTCCTCTAGCGAGGGACTCCATCAAACTAGAGAGATATAATGGAGAAACCATTTAGTAAAGCATTTGTTATGCGCACGACTTTCCGTCATATGCGTAGAAGTGTAGATATAAGTATTCGTAAATCTTTTGAGAGGTTTAAAGACTTTGATAATGAATCTAATACTGGTCGCGAGATTATGGAGACCTTAAGTGTCTTGCATACTGTGCGAAAGATGTTAGACGACTTTCAAGCAAATAACCCAGAATTATTCTCAGAAAAAGATAAATTAAATTAATAATAGGAAACAAAACAATGAAACATCTCGTTGGAAAAGTAATAAAAAATAAAGTCCCATTCATGGGCGACGAAGTAGAAGTAAAGAAATTGACTGTTGGTGAAATATTGGAACTACAAAAGGTTATTGCCGCTGTAGCAGAAGATGAAGACCCAGAAGCACAAATCGGACTCCTTTGTGATATAATTAAAGTAGCCGTTGTAGGCGCGGATGAACTAACAAAAGAAGACTTTCAAAAGTTCCCGATAGAAGAATTAAATGCACTATCAAACGAGGTCATGAAAATGTCCGGCCTTGGTGGTGGGTCTGAGGGAAACTAACACAATCTGAAGAGACTATATTTGATATCGCTTATCAATTAAGGACTCCTGTCTATAAAATGATGGATGAAATGCCTTATGATGAGCTTTTGCAGTGGGTTAACTTTTTTAGAAGACGACCAATTGGCTACAGAGAAGACCAAAGAACCTTTTTAATGTTACAGGCTCAAGGTTTTAAAGGTAAGCCAGAAGATGTGTTTGCTTCTCTTAAGCAAATGAAAGATAACACTCCGGCAGAGATTAAGGCATTACCGAAAGGTTTGTTCTTAGACATGATGTTAAAGTCAAAAGACGGCGACGACTCTGACTGGACCCCACCTTGGATGAACAATGGCAAAAAATAATTTAGTATCTTTGGAGGTTATAAACTTTAAGCAAGAAATTGAACGTATAGAACGAGAAGTTAAAGAACTTGCTAACAAAGACATAGAAAATTTAATACACTATTCAACAGACCAACTTAAAGCAATAACACCTGTAGACAAAGGTACTGCTCGTATGGGTTGGTATGATGAAATAGAAAGAAACAGATATGGCGGCTTTAGTGGTGGCAATATTATTAATGAAGTACCTTATATTGGCAGACTTAATGCCGGTTGGAGTCAACAAGCTCCTAAGTACTTTATAGAACAAACACTAGTTAAAATCGGCGTAATTACCCCTAGCTGATTAATATAATGCCCTCGATGGCTTCTCCGAAATGCGAGAAACTATTGGGGGCTTTTTTATTAAGGAGAACACTATGAGTGGTGTAAATATTCGGGTAAGAGCAGATGCAACTCAAGCCCGTGGAGAAATAGGCAAATTAGAAAGAGCCATTGTTGGAATTGATGACAAGGCAACAAAAGTAACAAGAACATTTAGAAACCTAGCTTTAGGTATTACAGCCGCCTTTACAGGTGGTGCTTTAACTAAAAGCATAACTAAAAGCGCAGACTCAATGACTAACTTTGGAAACAGAGTTAATCTAGTTACTAGAGACGTAAAGAAGACCAAGCTAGTTATGGACGAATTGTTCAAGATATCTGCAAGGTCTCGTGGTGGTGTAGGTGCCGCCGCTGAAACCTTTAACAAGTTTGGTTTAGCTCTACAAGATGCTAACAAACCTGTAGGTGACTTACTAAAGGTAACTGAAGCTGTTCAAAAAGCCGCTGTTATATCTGGTTCTGGTGCAGAGTCAGCTAGAGCCGCTATTGTTCAGTTGGGTCAGGGTTTGGCCGCAGGACAGTTACGTGGTGAAGAATTAAACTCAGTATTAGAACAAATGCCAAGATTAGCGCAAGCTATTGCTGACGGCATGGGGGTACCTTTCGGTAGTCTTAAGAAAGAAGCACAAGAAGGTAGAATTACGGCAGAGGCTGTATTTCAGGCTATATTAGATGGTTCTTATGAGATAAGCGAAGAGTTTAACACACTTAACGCTACTGTAAGCGGACTAGCACAAGTATTTGGAAACGAGTGGACCAGAGCTATTGCTAACTTAGACAAAGTTATAGGAACGTCTTCGGCTATTAAGGACGGGATTGCAGGAGCTACTTTTGCTGTTCAATACTTTGGACAAAACATAAGAAAATGGGCAGTACTACTTAGCTCTGAGATGTTGCTTGCTAAACTATCAGTTGAAAGATTTGGCAGAGACATACTAGGTTTCTTTAAGAAAATATTCTCAGCAGAATTTGACTCAGAAGCACTAGCAACAAGTTTAGCCGAAGGTATAGCAAAAGCAAAAGAAAAAGCAAAGACAAGTATAAAATTATCACTTAAGTTTACTGTTGAAAAGATAGATGTACTAAAGGAAATGTTTCCTAGCTTAGACACTGCTTTGGCCAGCTTAAGAGCTTTTAAAACCAACGTTATTGATATCTTTTATTCTATTTGGGACAGAATAGTTGGAAAGTCTTTATGGACAGGTATCTTTGACCCTAAACATAAAGAAAGCGGCCAATCACTTGCTATTGGTTCTAGTATTGGTAGGTTTTTAAAGTCTCCAATAAACGAAATAAGAATATGGAAACTGCAATTAATTGGGTTATTCGAAGACCTTAGTTTTGAAGTATATGACTCATGGCAACGAACAATAAATTCAATAGATGAATTAGGGTTTAAAGGACACTTAAGAAAAGAACTTAATGAAACAGGCCGTTGGACCCAAGGTATAGTCCAAAAGTTTGATGACATGTCTTTCGAAGTTCAAGACAGATGGCAACTACTTACAAACAGTGTTGCAGATATTGGACTAAAACCTACATTTGACGAAGGCTTTCAGAAAGCTTGGTCAAAGACAACAACAGCCCTTTCAGATAATTGGGATGATTTTGTTAATGGTTTGTATGTTGAAACAGAGGGCGAAGTTGCTTTACCTGTTTCTCACGATATTAAAAGACAGTTCGATAAGGCATTTAATGCTATAAGCGGTGCATGGACGACAGTTGTTGAGGGTATCAAAAACACAACAATAGCTATCACTATAACTGCTGTTACAAAAGATTTAACTGAAGGATTCGATGAGAGTCTGGAAAAATTTAACAAGTACCTAAAAGATAGTGCAGATGTTTCTGCGGCTATATTCTCTGGTGCACTTGCTGTTGCGTTAAGCACTAGATTACGTGCACTCGTATTTGGGAAAGCATTAGGTGTTGCATTTCTTGCTTCTACTATTTATTTACAAGACAATGAAGAATTCCAAGAATCAGTCAGGTCAACTGCTAGAGGTTGGGGCAAAATGCTCGGGGACTTCTTTGGAAGCGAAGATGGCGACTTAATTGGCAGTATCTTCTCTGGGCTATACAAACTAGCATCTAGTATTGGTACTGGTTTTGTAGACGGATTCTTTGGGGAAGACTTTGAAAGTAGATTTGCAGACTCTTTAGCTACTGGCTTAACATTGGCTATTGGTGCGTTTGTCTTTATCGGGTCTTTCAGAAAAGCTGTAGTATCAGCAGGTCTAACAATGGCTAGATTAATGTTTGGACTACAATTCCGAGCTATAGCTAGTACTAAGATAGGTAGTCAACTGACTTACGGATTTACTGAAGCGGGCAAGAAAGCTTCTGTTGCAAAAGGAGCCGGCGCTCTAGGCGTTAAAATGGGTAAACTCATTAACGTAGGGATGCTTGCGGCGTTTGCAAAAGAAGGTGCAGACTTTGTTATAGATGACCAAGCACTAGGTGGTGTTGGAGAAGCTTTAGATGGTGCCATTGGTGGTGCTGTTTTAGGTGGCCAAATTGGACTTATGCTCGGAGGCCCTATCGGTGCCGCCGTAGGTGCCGCTGTAGGCGGTGCTGGTGGATTCCTTATAGACGCTTTAAATAATCCAGAATTGGTTAAAAAGCTTAAAGGCATCTGGGACGGTGCTATGGAATTGTTTGATACTTATGTTTTAGGTTTACCTACTATTGTTGGAGACAATCTTAAAAAGGGGTTTAAAACCGCTTGGGAGTGGTTGTCTGGTAAATTCGAATCTCTTAAAAACTTCTTTAAAGGAGATGGCGCTGAAGCGGCTAATGAAAGAGGTAAAGAAAAATTCCCAGACGGACCTTTTGCCAAGCCTCTAAAGAAGGCAGAAGGTGGGCCTGTAAGGGGTGCTGGAACAGGCACTTCTGACGATATACCTGCCATGCTATCTACTGGCGAATTTGTTATGCAACAATCTGCTGTACAAAAGTTTGGTCCTGCATTTATGGCGGCTATCAATCAAGGTAAGCAACCTGTATTTAGAAGTGGCGGTGGCGGTAGTAGCTACGGTGATATAAATGCCGGAGGCGGTACTGGTAGTTTCTTTAAAAATATGGGACTAGACAGACAAGCTACTCGTTTAGCTTTAGAACTTACAAGAGCTAGAGCAGACAATCGGAAAGACGATGCAAATAGAATAGTAGAAGAACTTCAGAAAATTTACGATTTAAATGAAGAGCAAGTTTCTTTACTTGAAAATGGCTCTCAGGAAGATGTTGCTAAAGTTCTTGGTTCAGACAACCTTGAGGCAACAAAAACAGCTGAAAGTTACGCTGAGAACTTCCAAAATGCGTTTAAACAAGGTCTGTCTGATTTACTTCATGGCGCAGATTTGAAAGATGTTTTAGGAGGTCTACTAGATACTTTTACTTCCTCAATTATTGATTCTTTTGCAAGTAGCTTTACAGATGCCGCTTTTGAAAACCTAACACCAATGCTAACAGATGTATTTAAAGGTATAGGCGATTTAGGTAAAAAGGCGGGCGCAGAATTTGATATAGGCGGTATGCTGACTGGAATAGCAGACTCACTTAAGGGTCTGTTTAGCGGTGGCGGCAGTTCTGCTGGTGGTTTCGACTTAGGTGGAACTATTATGAAGGGCATTGGCTTATTTACTGGAGGTGGTTTCTTCGCTTCGCAAGGTGGAACAGTACCTAGTACACCTTTTTCACAAGCGGGCAAGGACTCTGTTCCTGCTATGCTAATGCCGGGAGAAGTCGTATTATCTAAGAACCAACTTAGAAATATGGACAGCAACTCTAGTAGCTCAACTCAGCAATTCAACATCAACGTACAAGGAGATGTGTCTAGACAGACTCGTAAAGAGATTGTTAAAATGATGCCTCAAATTACTGGTGGTGTTAATTCGCAAAACAAAGAAAATA